CAGGCGTGAAACTTCGCTGATGGCCTCGTATTCGCTGCGCCCCTTGGTGTCAGGTTGCAGCAATTGCAGGTAATCCACGACCACCAGAGCGAGGCCTTGGCCCCGCGCCGTCATCCGCCGCGCGGTGCGGCGAATTGTGCGATCAAGCTGGGTGATGCGCATCTGTGCCGGGTCGGTGATGCGCAAGGGCAGATTGTGCGCGCAGCTTTCCACCTGGGCCAGGCGGCGGCGTTGCCAATCGGTCAGGTCGCGCGCGCGGATGGCGGCGTAGGGCACTCCCTCGCGCCCATCCTTGCCATAGGCCAAATCACCGGCCAGCCGCTCGGCCAGATCCTCAGCGGGCATTTCCAGACTGACAAACAGCACCCCATGCCCTTGCAGTGCAACCCCTGCGGCATAGGACACGGCAAAAGCCGTCTTCCCCATGCCGGGGCGCGCGGCGATCACCACCAACTGGCCGGGGCGCAGCGGCCCCAGCAGGGCATCGGCAGGTGGAATGCTGCCACAGATCACGCCGGGGGTGTTGGTCGCGCTGGTTTCCCGCATGGCGGCGAGCGCTTCCACCGCCAGCATGTCGCGCGCCTCGCGATCGGCATCGGGCAGCACCAAGGCGGCATCGGCACCGGCGATAATGTCGGCAAGGGGCTGGGCGAGGTCGGTGCAGGCGGCGGCGCTGTCGATCAGGCCCGCGCGCAAGATACGGCGGCGGGCCAGTTCCGCAATCTGGTCGATCATGGTGCGGATCGAGAACAGACCATGCCCGTCAGTGGTAAGCCGCGCCAGATACGCCAGCCCGCCCAAAGCCTGCATGGCTTCGTCGCCTTCAAAATAGGGGCGCAAGGTGACGGGGTTTACCGCCCGCCCCAAAGAGGATTCGCGCGTGATGGCCTCAAAGATGCGGCCATGCAGAGGCTCGGCAAAGGCTGCGCCGGTCAATCGGTCGGCGGTGGCGTCAATCTGGCGGTTGTCGATCATCAGCGCGCCCAGCAGCGCGGCTTCGGCTTCGATGTTGCACAGGCTGGGCGACAGGGTGCCGTCGGCGTCGGTCAAGGCCAAGCAGACCGCGCTCGATAAGAACGATAAGGACTACACCACCAAGTTCAACAATCTGGCCAACCAGATTCAGGCGTACCAACAGAAAGGCAATAACGCCCTTGAGGTTCTCGCTGCCCAGCATGAGAACCAGATGACGGTTATCAAGGCCAAGGGTGAAGCTGACCGAGCTAAAGTTATCGCCGCAGGCGCTGCCAAAGATAATCAGTATTTCAAGGATATGGCGACCGGCTTCGGCACTGCCATATCCCAAATGGCGACTTTCCAGCAAGGCTTCATGGCCACGCTGCAACAATCCTGGCAGAGCATCGTCGGAGCGTTTCAGAAGATGATCGCCCAGATGATCGAGCATTGGATCATGGGACTCGTTACCAAGGAGGCGGTCTCTAAAGCCGCTGATAGCAAAGATGTCGTGCGCGATGCGATGTCGGCGGCGCGCAAGGCCTATAATTCGGTGGCAGCAATCCCGGTTGTCGGCCCCTTTCTCGCCCCTATTGCCGCAGCCGGGGCTTTCGCCGCTGTCTCAGCGTTCTCTGCTCGCGATGGCATGGGCGACGTCACGAATGGTGATCCGATAGGCCTTAGACCCAACATACCCACCAAGCCGATTTTTAGAGTTAACCGTGACGCAGGTGGCATAGCCGGTTGTGCGCTTGAAGAGAGGCACCTTCTCAGAAAATTTCACAAAGTTGTAGGGCCACTCAATTTGCGCGGAGCTTGGATCGATCAAATCAGCTTTAATCGCCTTTTCACCGGCCTTTATGCCCTGCTCGTAAGTGACAGGCTGGCCATAATCGATCTGAGCGGCGGCACTTGGGGTGGCGGCAAGGATCGCAAGCAAGAGCATATGGGCCTCCTTTATTTGGCGGCGCACGCCATCGGGCATGCAACGACCGCGCATATTTCGGGTCCGCAATAAGGAACGGGAGTCTATTGGAATAGCCCAAGTTTCAGAGCACGCATGGTCTATGCCTATCTCCGCCCCGGTGGCCGTGGTGGTGGCCTCCACCGGCGCCAGGATCAGCGCCCCGGCCTTGACCGTGGCCACAGCATCATAGCGCCGGGCCAGATCGCGCAGGAACTCCATGTCGCTCTGGTTAGCCTGCTCGGCATGATCGACCACCTGGCTGGCCAGATCGGGATGGCACCGCGCGGTCAGACCGGCGCGCTTGGCGATCTGATCAGTGACGCTGCCCAGCGTGGCACCGTGATAGGTGGCGTTCCGCCGCTTTTTGAATTCAGCCGTCAGATCGGCAGAATGGGCGGTGATGCTGATCATATCGGGCGGGCCTTCCCACTCGATACTGTCCACCTTGAAACTGCCACGCTTCCACATCCCAATGGGCACCCCTGCCCCACGCTCCCACCCGATTTCCACGGACAGCACCGCACCCTTGCTGGGTAGCTCCATGGCGCCATCGTGATCATGGATGGCGATGGTCAGGCTATCTTTGTCAGGCCAATCGCAGCGGCATCCATAACACCGCCTTTTTTGCCAAGAACCTCCTCAAAGCTCTGCCATTTCGCTACCAAATCAGCCGATTTTCCCGCAAAGGTGTTTTTCGCCGCTTTAGTGCTATCGGTAATTCCCATAGCCTTTTCATTGGCATCCGACTGTATTTTCAGCTTATCACGCTGAAGATAAGCTGTTGCGACCAAAGATGCTGCCTTGCCGGAAAAAATACGCCCGATTTCATCCACGATAGCCTGATCGCCTTTGATCCCGGCCTTTGCAAATGCAGGCATCAGAGTATTCATAACAAGGCCCTGAACACCGCCATTCCGCAAGGATGAAAGGTCAAACGCGCCAGCCTGAAACTTCTTGAGTTTCCCCATGGCGTTGAACTGCACCTTTGTGCGATCCAGAAGCCCAAGGCGGAGCATCTCTCGTTGCGCTGCCAATGTTCCATGACCTTGGCCAATGTTGCTATAAATAGCACTCAAGCCTGTGCCGAACCTATGTCCACCGACTTCCTGCATCAGTGGTTCAGAATCAAGATACATGGCCTTATCAGTCATGGTCTTGGCAAGAATTCCGCCTGTCTGCATAACTTGCAGCATTTGCTCGCCATTCACACGACCGCGCGAACCGTTGACAACCTTTTGGGCAAACTCTGCCTGCTGGGCGAAACTCTGTTCGCTCTTGGTGCCACCGCGCGCCTCAATGACCTTCATAAGGCTCATCAAGGCCTCGTCATAATGGCTTCCCTCTTCACCATACAGAACATGGTTGGCGAATTTCATTTTCGCCATGAACGGCGTTACGAAATCTGCTTCCTTGGTATTTTTGAAAATCGACAAGGCGTCGCCATAAGCGTGGGCAATATCACGGGTAGAATTTCCGATAATATGCGCTGAACGGGCAAACTTATCCGCGTGCTGCGAGATACCTTCTCCAAGGCCTAGCGCGTCAATCCGCGCCATCTCGCGCTCATATTGCTGCGATTCCTTGATGACCCCATATAAGGGAGCCGCCATCATCGCTGCGCCCATCAGCCCCGCCTGCCCTTCAGACACTAACTGGCTGCTGCGCTGCTTGATCGCGGCTGTGCGCGCATCAATCGCGTTAAGCCGGGCGCGTTGCTCGATCCGTCCGTTTACCGATTGGATTGCCGCGCCCAGCGCGCGCTCGCGATCAATCAATTTGGTGACATTGCCAGTGGCCCCGCCAATCTCGCGGGTAACTCCGGCCATTTGCTTGTTCAGATCAACCGCTTCGCGCTTCATCCCCGCAAGCTCCTGCTTGCCGGTCTTGCCCAGGCCGATGATGCCTTTCATGGTGCTGGACAGGTTGTCCAGCGCCATGAATTGCACGATCAGATTCAACTTGTTGTCGCTCATGGCCTATTCCTCGCCGCCGCTGTGCATTTTGTTCCACCGATCCACGGCGCGGCCATGCCAATCGAGAATTTCCACAAAGCGCATGGCTTCCATGGTAGCGGGCGGCCAGTGCAGAATAGCGGCAATATCGGCCATCACGTCCTCGATAAACAGATCCTGGCTTAGGCCGCCTACCCCTCGCCCATCATGCGCGAGATCGCTTCCTTCTCCTGGCGGCTCATAAAAAAACTGCCGATGGCTCCCGTGATCGCGGCCACATCGGCGGCGGGCAGGTTGGCCAGATCACCGGCATGGATCGCGGGCGTGGTGATGCGCTGGGCCAGCGCCATGGCCGCCTGAAAATCGCCCTGCATCACTTCGCGCAGATTGAGGCCATAGAGCGCGGCGCCGCGCGGCTCGCGCAGGCTCAATTCGGTAATGCCCCCGCCCGTGCGCGCGATCGGCTGCGACAGGGTGATGATGGCCGTGGGCACTTCGGCGGCCTTGGCGGCGAATTCGGCGGCAATGGGCGAACGGGGCTTGGCGCGCTCGGCCATGGGCTTGGTGGTCATATGCGGGTTTCCTTGGGGGTGATGATCGGCGGGCTTTGAGGTTTCCCCCCATGCGCGCCCGCAACTTCACGCATGGGGGGAATGGGGGTGGCCGGGGGCTTAGGAATAGCCCATCGCGGCCAGAATATCGGCCATGCGATCCACGCCAAACACCGTGAAAATCTCGTTCATGATGTCGATTTCGATCCAGACCTCGCCGTCCACGGTCAGGCAGTAATAGGACAGGCGGTAGTTGGTTTTGTGGGCGGTATCCCCGCCCATCTTGGCGCTGCCCATATCGACCGTGCTGGGGCGGCCACGCACCAAAACTTCCACCGCCTTGACCAGGCCAGTGCCGTCCTCCTGAAACGCGCCCTGGAACAACAGGGCCGAAGCATCATGCACCGGCGAACCAAACGCGCGCAGGGCTACATCGACCAGGCCGCCCCAGGTGATTTCCATGTCGAGCTTTTCCACGCCCACGTTGATGTCAATCGGGGCGATCATCCCGCCGCCCTGATATTCCAGCAGCTTAGCCGCCAGTTTGGGCAGGGTGATTTCACCGATGACGCCGATATAGGTGTCGCCGTCCGCCGTCAGGCGCATGTTCTTGAGCTTGTAGGGATAGTGCATGGCATTGGCTCCGCAAAATCAGGGGCAGGCAGGCAGCGATCAGGACGCCGTGGTGGTGGTCGCCAGCGCGTTGAAATTGACATAGTAAGTGTCGGTGATCGTCTGGTTGTAGGTCTGACCTTCCAGCGGCGCCACGGCGGTGAAATCATAGCTGATCGCCAACTGGCCATTGTTCAGCGCGCTGTCATTATTGAGGCTGGGATCATACTCGGCCTTGCCCCCGATGATCTGCCCGGCCTTGGCCAGCTTCTTGAGATAGGTGTTGATGTCGCTCAGAATGATCTTGACCAGTTGGAGCGTCAGCGGCTTGTCGGCATAGACAAAGCACGCCTCGTCGATGCTATCCTGCAACACCTGGCTGGTGCGCGTGGCGCTTTCGAAGCTGTAGGCGTCGTCGTCGCTGGTGGTGCGATTGCCCCAGAAGCGCCAGCCATTGCGGTTGATCAGCGTGGTGATCCGCGCATTGTTGAGCAAGGTGGCGTCGCTCGATCCGCCGTCCAGCGCCCAGGTGATCGCATGATCCAGCCCGGTGACGCCCGCCAATAGCACGTTGGAAACCGTCTTGTGCCACCCAGTGCTGGCATCAATCTGCGCGCGCAAGCCCACAGCCAGCGCCGCGACATAGGTTCCCGTGGCATTGGGCCAAAACAGCATCAGCTCGCGCTGGCCATAGCTGGCGGCGGCGGTGATCGCGTCATCGCGCGCGGCGGCGGGCAGATAGCAATAGGCCACCCCGCGCAACCCCTTGGCCACCGTGGCCAGCGCGCCGATCACCGTAGGGCTTTCCAGCCCCGGCGCAGCGATAATACGCGGCTTGCTGCCCGTATGCAGCTCGGCCACCAGCAGGGCCTGCATACCCGTATACCCGCCATGCGTAGCCCCCGTGACCAGCGCGTCCTGGCCGGTGGCGTCGGTGGCATCCGTGGCCACGCGCACTACCACCACCACGGGCTGGCACTGATCGGCGATAGCCGCCAGCGAGAGCGCCAGCGTGCCGGTCGCCCCGGCGCTGGTGATCGCGGCGCGCACATCAGTGATGGCCACCGGGGTATCGAGCGGAAACACGGTGGCATCGGCATCATCCGCCGTCGCCACAAGGCCAATCACGGCGGTGGAAACGCTGGTGATGGTCAGCGAGGTGGTCGACAGCAGGTTGGTCTTGATGCCGTGGAAAATCGTGGAACGGGCCATGATGGGTTTATCCTTGCGTGGATAGCGGGATGGACAGGACAGCGAGGGAGGTCTGGTTTTGCGCGTTGCTCGCGATGGTGGCCGACAGATTGAGGATGGCCTGCCCGCTGGCGAAATCGCCGCTGATCGCCGCACGGTTGACGGTTACGCCGTCCACCCATTGGGTGATTGCCTGCGCGGCGGCCATATTCTGCAACAGCATGGTGGCGGAATTCAGCGGCATGTCGGCCAGATCGAACAGCAGGCTGCCATAGTCGCGGCGCATCACGCGGGTGCCCAGCGGCGTGGTCAGAACATCGGCGATCTGCTGCACGGTCACATCGGCGCCGGTGATGGTCTGGCCGGTGGTGCGGTCTATGCCGACAAGCTCGGTCATTGCGGGCCGCCCGATGTATCGGTGCCAGCCTTCACCTGGCCATGGTGGTGCCCCTTACCGCTGATCCCGGCGGCGATCACATCTTTGGCGCTGGTGATGGTGCCGGTGGCCGATAAGTTGCCATCAATCGCGACATTGGCCGCCAGGGAAACCGTGCCGCCAGCAGGCAGGCTGAAATCGAGATGGTGGGCCACCGGATCATAGGTGATACGCGCGCCATCGGAAAACGTGTCTACCTCGGTTTCATCATCGCCCACCGGGGGAAAGGCCGGATTGGTCAGCCCGCGCAGGGCGGCGGCGCGGCCAATATCGCCGCCGGGGCACAGCAGCATGACCAGTTCGCCCTCCTCGGGCGGGGACCAGCTACGCGCGCGAAATTCGAACCACTTGATCGGGCCAGTAACGGCCCCGTCGTCCAGTTTCACCACCATGCGCGCCGCGCCCAAATCCACGCTAGCCACCGTGCCTTCGCGCAGCAGCCGATCAGGATCGGTGGGGGCATCCTCTGGGGATCGGATAGGGGGCTGGAACATGGGGCCAGCATTGCCTGCCCCCGCACGCACGGGCCAGCGCGCGCGCTTGTGGGCGCGCTGGCCACAATGGGAGGCGTCAGGCCATCCCGATCACGCCAAATGCCATGCGCGTTCCGCCGCCAATGCTATGTCCCACATCGGTAGTGTCTACGGTATAGGCCAGCGTTTTGGTATCCACGGCGCGGATGATGACCGTGGCCGCGCTCCAATTCCCGGCAGGCGCATCGCACAGATTGCCCGATGGCCTCATGCTGGCCAGATCGGAATAGGCCATCGGCAGGGCGATGGTGCCGCTGGCGATATTGCTGCCGCCGCCCAGGGTAATAGTGCCCCATTGCTCGATCACACCGCTGGGCCGCGACTCCCAATAAATGCCACTGGTTTTACTGCCCTGGCTCTCGCTACGCAGGGGGAACGCGGCAGCGGCGGCGGCGGGCGACAGCGCGATGGTGGCATCGTCCCCGGCCTTGGCCTCGGCATTGGTGGCCAGACGGATCACGCCCATGGCGGTGGTGGTGGCGGGCGGGTTGGTAAAGCCCGATCCGGCAAAAGTGATCCCGCTGGCGTCTGCCCCGGTGATGGCAATATCGGCGGACAGCATCCCGATCGAAGTCGCGGTCTTGCTGATAATCGCATCGGCCTGACCATAGATGCCCAGCAGGGTGCCATCGGCCAGATAGAGCGCAAAAGCGTGCAGGTCGTAAACGTCCGTGCTGTCATCCTCCACCGATACATGGATGGTCTGGTCATCCACCACCGTACTGCCAAACGTGGTCAGGCGTTTGATTTCGCTGGGCAGGACGGTGGCCGATGCGCTGGGCGTGATCGCGCTGGACGATACGCCTACGGCGGCGATGGCGGCGGCGGCGGTGCCGGTGTTGTCGGCATTGACCAGGGCAGCAAGCCCGGCGGTGGTCAGTGTGATGGCGATGGACATGGCGGTAGGTTCCTGTGGATCAATCAAGGCGGCGATAGATGGCCGCGCGAACAGCGGCGCGCAGGCCGATCTGGGCGGTGGCGCTGGTGGTAATGTCGATGGCGTAATGCGCGCGGGCAGGCTTGGCCCGGTCAATATCAGCGGTCATTGCGGTCAGCAGATCGGCGCTGGGCGCAGCGGACTGCCCACCCAGCGTGATGGTGATAGCGAACGTGTAGGGATCACCCGGCGGGGTCATTTGCCACCATTCTACCAGGCGCATCGCCCCCCCATAATTGGCCACTACATCGGCCACCGCCTGCACCGTGCCCGCGTGTTTATGGATGGCGATCGCGCTTTTGATTTTCGCGCGGCGGATGGCGATGGGCCAATCGTTGGACCATTGGGTGACGCCCAGAAACCAGGCGAGGAAGGGCAGGAACGCCTCCGGGCAGGCATCCGGTTTGTAAAGCAAGCGGACCAGCGTCGTGACCTCGGCCCGTAGCGCCTCCATACGCTCGGCCTCCACCAGCTCGAGCGCGATTTCCAGTGCGGTGGCATTGGGGGGCAGGATGGTCTGCATCAGCCGAACAGGCCCCCATCGGTGATGGCGATGCTGGTGCAATTGCCCGCCTGCGCGCCAGTGGGCAAAATATCGGTGGCGGGGCTGGACAGGTTGGCCTCGGCCACGCCCGGTTGCACGATCGCGCCCGTCAGCCCGTCGCGCGTGATCGGCCAGCCCAGCAGCTTGCAAGCGGCTACATAGGCGGCCACCTTGCTTTGCGCCGCCGCCAGCGCCACCGGGCGCGATGCCCCGGCAAAGAAGGTGGGCGCGGCCACCACGGCATAGGGTAGGATCTGCGCAGCCTGCACCACCACATTATCGGTCAGCGGGCGGATGGTAGCGTCGGACAATTTGGCGGCCACATTGGCAAGGGTGGTATCCGTGGGCGTGCCGTCCTCTGTGGTGGCCAGCACCGTGACCACCACTGTGCCAGGCGTGGGACTATCCACCGAAACATCGGCCACAGCCCCGTCCGCCGCCTTTGCCCAGGCCAGATAGGCGCCCGATGGACCGGCCACCGAATAGCCCTGCGTGGACAGCACCGCGCGGTTGCGGAAGGTCGTGTCGTCCTCGTCCACCTCGGCCACGCCGTTGGCGGCATCGGCGGGCGTCAGGATAAGTCGTTCGGCGTCCAGCAGGGCAAACAGCGCGTCGGCATCGGCGCCCTCTGCATAGGGGGCCAGAATGGACAGGACCGCCGCGTTGAAATCGGCCCGCACCACCATCTCGCGATAGGCGCCTGCCTCCAAAAGCTTGATGGCGGAATCGCTTTCGCTCAGCGCGGAATAATCAATCCCCGCCGCTGTGCAGATCGCCAGAAAGCTTGCCTTGCGTGCGGCGAGGATCGTTTCATAGTCCAGCGCATCCACCGCGCTGGGCGTGGGCAGGCGCGTGAAATCCACGCCGGTGAACGAGGATGCGGTGACGGTCATTAGTTGCCGACAGTCCCGAACACGCTCAGCAGGATAGGACCGGCCACTTGGCCAGCATCCCAGCCCAGCATACCCTGCACCGTCAGCGAGATATTGCGGTCCTCGGGGATGACCGCCAGTTGGGCGGCGATGAAGTCCGCCACCGGCTGCGGCATATTCGGATCAATCGCCGGGCGGCCTTTGACCTCGGCCAGCGCCGCGTCCATTGTCCCGCTGACAGTAAATGAAAATCCAGAAGACATAGTAATACCTCTCTTTATTTGGAGCGCTGAAACAAGGGGCTGTAAACGCGGAAAGTCACGTTAATGACGGCGCCAGCGGCATAGGTGCCAAGGCCAAGCAACGGCCAAGCGTAGACCATTGCGCTGTTGAAATAGCTGACGTTGAACGTGCGCCCGTAAAGCTTGAACATGGTGCCGGGCGTGAAGGCCACGCCCTTTTGACCAAGCAGCGTGTCCGAGGCCACCGGCTGTCCAGCGGTCATGGCATAGCTGCCTATTTGCAGCGTAACAGGGCCGGTTGACCCATCCGCGCCGGTGCTTGGACTGGATGCCGAAAAGTCCCCGCTGATAAGCCGTATCCCGACAAATGACCGGATCGACGGACCATAGGCCATGCTCATCGCCCGTTGGCGGTTGACGCGCAGATAGGGCGCGCCTGCCGTGGTCGCGGTTCCGGCCATGGTGATTTCGGCAAACGCCCCGAACTGATCGGTGCCGACGCTGTTGATGGTCGTGGTGATGCCGCTCAGCGTGCCATTCGCGACGCCGAACGCCCAATCCGATGGATAGGCGCCCGGCCCGCCGCCGATCAGATCGCGATTCATCGGTTGCGCGGCATAGGCCTTAAGCACCCGGTCGCGGCCATAGCGCCCGATGCCTTTTGACAGGATCATATCGCCGCCGATGAACGTATCCGCCGTGCCCGAGACGGGGTTATAGGCATAGACCCGGAACTGCCACGAGGCGGGGTTGGCAGTGGGCGGCAGGATGATCGGCACCGCGAATTTGCCGAAAGACCCAACCGAAGGCAGGGTCACCTGGGCCTTGATGGCGTAGGATGACGTAACCGTGTTGACCATATCCACCACCACCTGGGTGACAGCCTGCGTGGCCGGCGCGGCAAGGTTGACCTCGGTAAACATCGGGCCGCCCGCCCCGGCATAGGGATCGGTGAAGCCAAAATACATGCCCCCGGTAACGCTGGCATATTCCTGCGTGCCGTAAGGATCAGCGGCGATGGAAGCGATGGTGCCCGAGAAGAACGAGGCATCGTAGGGCGACAGCGCAGCCCCGACCAGGGCGAGGCTGGGATCATCCGACAGCGGCCAGGGCTGTACAGAATTGGGATCACCCGGCCATGCGCAGGCCTTGTCCTCCAACTGGCAAAAGGCGTGCGTCGAGAACCGCAGCGGGACGCCGCACGAGGCGTTGTTGAATGCGAAGATGGACGTTGAGGTGGAATAGTCGATGCGCTTGCCGTTTGGGAACGCGACGACATAGGTGGGCTGGCCGCCATCAAACGTGTTGTCTTTGCAGACCCAATAGGCCAGCCCCGAGATATAGGACTGGATAAACGGGGCGTTCCACGGGCTAAGGTGGGCAATGCGGTTGTGCAGGATATGCACGCCCGAGATATAGCCAACGTCCCCCGCCACCGTAATCAGCGGCTTGTATTGCGCGCGATAGGCCCCGGTCGAGGTATCCTCGGAAGCGCAGAGGATGCGCGGCATGGGATAGGCGGTATTTTGCAGCTCATTCCCGAATTTGTTGTAGGAAATGACCGTCCCATAGCCGCTGTTGGTCTGGCCGCCCGCGTTGGGCTTAACCCAAATGTCGGCCAGCGTGCGCGAGCCATTGGTCGCGTTGTCTCCGCCCTGGAAATAATTCCGCACGATGGAGATATGGCCGGACAGCGAGGGGCCAATGGCGATGTGGTAGGTGTTGCCGCCAAAGTTACAATCCTCGATCACGCATTCGTCGATCAGGCCGCCCCAGGCGATGCCCACCACCTGATTACCCGACGCCAGTCCGCCGCCAAAACCGCAGCGCAGGACTTTCAGGAATGGGCTATCAGACCCCCGATTTCCGATGGCGCATTCCGTATAGTTGAAGAAATAGCAGTCGGTGAACTTTACGCCCCACGTGATATTCGTGCCGGTATTGGCCGCATTCAGAACGCCAAGGCCACCAGTGAACACAATGCCCTGAGTATCGACAGCAAACGGGTTCCCGGTCTGGTTGAAAAAGTATTTCCCCGCTGGGATGATGATCAACACCGTGCCGGGGACACGGGCCACCATGCGGATGGGGGCACCCCCGGAAAAGGCGAAATCACCTGCGTCATAGGTGCCCGGCTCCACGATAACACCGACGCTTTGCCGATAGGTGGAGGTCACCCCCAGCGGCGACGTCACGCTGGCCTGATCGGCGGCGAAGGCAGCGGCGAAACCGGCCTGATCGGCGGCAGCATGGGCACCATCGCCCACTGCGCCGTAATCCACGGTCGGAATGGCGGCACGGGATTTCAGCCGATCAGTATAGGCCGTGGTCGGGATTACCCCGGTCAGGCTGGACGCGGAAGCGGAGGTCTTGGTGTAGATCTGCACCTGCCCATTGGCCGTGCAGGTATAGGGCCGCCCCGCCGCCAGGGCGGCATCGCCCTGCGCCGCCGCCACGCTGGGATAATAGGGATAGGGCAGCGTGGCGGCGATGGCCTGCACCGCGCTCTGTGCGGCGGCACCTGCGTTATCTGCGGCAGCAACCGCAAGGGCGGCCTGCGCGGTGGAGGTAGCGGCACCAGTGGTGGCGGTGGTGGCGGCATCCTGTGCGGCGGCGGCCTGCTGCATGGCGGCGATCATGCTCGTGCTGGCGCTGGACGCGGCGGTGGTGGCGGTGTCCGCCTTGGTGCTGGCCGTTTGCGCGGCGGCGGCGGACGCATTGGCCTGCGCGGTCGCGCTGCCCACGGCATCCTGCGAAATCGCCAGAGCCTGTTCGGCATAGCTTACAGCGTTTTCCGCCAGTTTGCGGGCAATCGGGTCTAGGGGCATGGACGATCCTGTGGATGGTGGCCCCAGCGGAGCCATGCCCAAGGGTGGCCGGGTAATTTCGCGCGGGCCAGCGCCCGCCATTGTGGCCCGCGCGCCCACAATGCGCGCGCGTTGTCAGGGGGCAGGCGGTGGGGCTTTGTGGGCCAGTAACGCCCAACCTGCCGCGAAAGGCCCACCGTGATTGTTGACACCGCCCATGGCATCGCTGGCGCCGCTGCGCATGATCATGCCGCCCGTTTGGCGCTCGATCTGACCACGATTGCCGCTGCCCTGATCGCGGCGGCCAGCGATGCCCTGCCCCATATCATCCAGATCGGCGCGGGGGCGCTGGTGATCATCCGTCTGTGGGAAACCGACACGGTGCAGGGTTGGGCCAACCATTGGCGCGCCTGGCGCGCAAAACCCGAGGGAGACGAATGATGCATCTGGTGGATGATGCGCGCCAGGCATGGCGCTGGTGGAGTGTGCATTTGGCCGCCGTTGCCGGGGTGGCGGTAGCCGCTTTGGTCGCTCAGCCGGAAATCCTCACTGGTCTTGTGGCCTATGTCCCCACCCATTGGCGCCCGGTAGCCTCCTCTCTGGCCGGGGTATTGGCATTTGCCGCGCCCACGCTGGCGCGCCTGTTGAAACAGGGGGGCACCGCCAATGCCCAATGACCAGGACACGCCGGACAGCACCGGCAACCGACCGGCAGTGATTCTGGTGGGCAAGCTGGTGGCGATTGTCGGATCGGCCACCGCCGCGCTGTTGCTGACCAATGTCCCGGCGGCGGAAAGCGGGCGCAAGGTAGCCGTGAGTGTGGCGCCCAGCGGGCAGACCACCATGCGCGCCGTCAGCGGCCCCCAATATCTGCGGGTCTATCTCGATCTGGTGGGCGTGCCCACGGCCTGCGATGGCTTGACCGGCGAGGGTATCAAGCTGGGCCAGCACTTTACCGAAGCCCAGTGCGACACCATGCTCGAGGCGCGCCTGGCCGACACGGCCAGCCATGTCATGGCCTGCACTCCCGGCCTTGCCCTGACCATGCCCCGCCGGGACAATGTGCGCTTTGCCGCTGTCAGCCTCGCCCATAACATCGGGTGGCCAACCTATTGCCGATCGACCATGCGCGCGCAGATCAATGCGGGCCATATCCGCGCGAGCTGCACCAGCCTGACCTATTTTGATCGGGCCGGTGGCCGCGTGGTGCGGGGCTTGCAGAGCCGCCGTCAGCGCGAGCGCGCCGTTTGCATGATGGACGCGGCATGAGCTGCGCGGTGATTGGCGACAGCATCGCCCAGGGCGTGGCCGCACAAATGCCGCAATGCGCGGCGCTGGCACATAAGGGCTGGACCAGCGCCCGGTGGCGCCACCAATACCAGACGCGGCGGATTGATGCCGACCGCGTGGTGATCAGCCTGGGCAGCAATGATTTTGGGGCCGACACCGGCCCCACGCTGGAAAGCATCCGCGCCCAGGTCAAGGCGCGCCAGGTGGTGTGGATTGCGCCTGCCCACCATGCTGCGCCGGTGCTGGCTGTGGCCGCCGCGCATGGTGATGCGGTGGTGCCGATCCCGGCACTTTCGCCTGACAGCATCCACCCCACGCCGCGCGGCTATCGCCAGATCGCGCGCGAGATTACCCGAAAGGACGCGGCATGATTTCCATCGCCATGATCGTCTGGCGTGTTTTGGGCGGGGTGTTTGCCCCGGCCCTGGGCGTGCTGGGCACTATTGCCAAGTGGCTGTTTGCCTCCCCTGCCCGTCTGCTGATCGCACTGTGCCTGATTTTGGCCGCCTGGGGCGTGTGGGAGCATTGCCGGGCATCCAAGGCCATCGCCGCCGCGCAAAGCTGTGCAGCGGCCCGCAAATCCGATCTGGCGGCGGCGATGGAAGCCACCGCCAAGGCTGAAACCAATTACAGGAGCGCATCCCATGCTGCATCCCTTTCGTATCAAGCGGGGCAGGCTGACGCTGGCCGCCGCTTTGCCGCTTATTCTGCTGGCCACAGCTTGCGCCCCGGCGCACCGCCCCCTGCCGCCCAGCCCACCCAAAATCCCGATCCCGACCTTCCTGCAATCCCCCCCGCCGAAACCGTCGTGGCGGGCCTAGACCGGGTGTGGATCAGCGGCGCCGATTGGCGCGCCTGTGATGCGGATTATGACATTGCCCATGCGTCCTATGTTTTGGTGCATGGCCTGGACGGACAGGAGGGCGCGCGATGACCGACGCCTATCTGGGCGACCGCGCCCTAAATGATGATAGCTGGGTAGACCTGACCACGCAGTTTGCCAGCGCATCGGCGGTGGCGAGCTGGGTCCAGAACAAGGGGCCTGGGCAGATCCTGCTAGCCTATACCGACAGCGCCGATGCGCCCACCAGCGGCGCGCTGGTTGATCCGGGCGAAATCTGGGGGGCTACTGGCCTGCATATCTGGGCCAGCCTCGATCATGCCGCGATGCCCGCCACTCTGGCGATCGGGCTGGGATCGGCGATGGCCGCGCCGGGATCATCCGGCGGCGGTATCGCGGGATCGGTAGCGGTATCTAACTTCCCGGCGGTGCAGCCGGTGAGCGGGGCCGTAAGCGTGGCCAACTTCCCCGCGACGCAGCCGGTGAGCGGATCGGTGGTCGTCGCCAATCTCCCCGCGACGCAGCCGGTGAGCGGGGCAGTGAGCGTCGCCAATTTCCCCGCGACGCAGGCCGTGAGCGGATCGGTGAACGTCGCCAATCTGCCCGCGACGCAGGCGATTTCCGCTGCTGCTCTGCCGCTGCCCGCTGGCGCGGCGACGGCGGGCAATCAGGCGGTGGCCAACACCTCGCTGGCCGCCATCAGCGGGCAGTTGCCCGCCAGCCTGGGCGCCAAGGCCGGGGCGGGTAGCCTGTCGTTTGCCTCTGCCACCGATCTGTCCAATCTCGAGCCTGCCGGCAGCGCCATCACGGGCACGGCCATGCCTGCGGGCGGGTTGGGCCTGACCGGGTGGCTGTCGGCCATCTACAAGGCCAGTGCTGCGCCCTTGGTGGCGGGCATGGCGCATATTGGCGGTGTATCCGTGGATGATGTTGCCGACGCCGCCGTGACCAGCGGCAGCGCGACCAGCGCCGCGGTAGTGGTGAGCGCCAGCACGGCGGGCTTTGCGGGCGGTTCGTTTCAGGTCACCGCGACCGGCACCAGCAGCACGATTACCTTTGAGCAATCCAACGACAATGTGACGTGGATTACCCTACCCGTTATTGGTGTGGGCACGGCGTCGAGTACATCTTCGCCGGGATCGATTTCCAACGCGCTCGGCATCTATGGCTTTGCCTCGTCGGCGGCCTACGTCCGCGCCCGCGTCTCGACCTATGTCAGTGGCACCGTGACGGTGGTTCTGGCACAGAAGCGCGCTGTGGCGCCCTTCACCGGAATTTCGTTGGCGGGTAGCTCGTCGACCATCGGGGCGGTGACGGGCACCGTGAACACGTCCACCGGCTATTCCGACAGCACCACGGCGCTGGGCGCGGCGGCGACGTTCACCGGCACGGGGCGCACCTTCAACTCCTCGTTTGGGCCGCAATATTCGTTCTATAATGCCCAGGCCCAGGCCGATCAGGCCGGGACACTGTATATCGAGGCCAGCTATGACACGGGGACGACCTACATCCCGGTGCAGAGCGTGACCGCGACGGCGGTGACCAATGCGGCGGGCACGACCTATTACGTGGCACAGGCGCGCGCGCCGCTGACGGGGCCGTTCAGCAGCGCTGCGCTCTATCGCGTCGTCTATAAAAACGGGGCCACCGCGCAGGCCACGATGCGTCTCACCAGCAGCTTTACCGCAGGATAAGGGGTAATCGACATGGCCTATAATTCGGATATTGCCTATATCACGGCGCAGGACGGCACGGTGTTTCAGGTGCTGAATGAGGCCGGGGACGATTGGGACGAGGCCGCCACCAAGGCCGCGTATGATGCATGGATGGCGGCGCAGCCCAAGGCGTGAGGCGTAGGGGCAGAATTTGACGGGGGCCGGGGGGAAACCTTCGGCCTCTTTTTTATGTGCCAAGGGCATAGAGGCCTTGCTTGTATGGTCGTATACCTGTATACACGCATACGACCATACAAGCTTACAGGTAGGGCCGAAACACCCTTCAAGCTGCAAAACAGAAGGAAGCTTTCGTGCAAGTTATCGCTATTCTCTCGCAAAAGGGCGGCGTGGGCAAAACCACGCTGGCCACGTGTATTGCCGTGGCCGCGCAGGCCGATGGCAAGGCAACCTGCCTGCTCGATCTGGACCCACAGGCCACCGCCGCCGCATGGGCCGACCGGCGCCTGGAGGCATCGGGGCTGGACGAACCCACGGTGCAATCCATCCAGGCGGTGCGCCTGTCCCATACGATCAAGGCGGCAGAGCGCGCCGGGGCTGATCTGGTGGTGATTGATGGCGCAGCGGTGGCGCGCGATGTAGCCCATGCGGCGGCCAGCGTAGCCGACCTGGTGCTGATCCCCACGCGCCCTGCCCTGTTCGATACGATCAGCATGGGGCACACGCTCGATCTGGTGCGCCAGTTGGGCAAGCCCGCCCGCGTGATACTGACCCAAGTGGCCCCGCGCGGAGCAGAGGCAGCAGAAACCATGGAGGCCGTAGCCGCGATGGGGGCGCAGGTTTGCCCGATCCTGATCGGCAACCGCAAAGACTATTCTCGCGCCCAGGTGGATGGCCTGGCCGTGCAGGAATACGCGCCCAAAAGTGCGGCGGCGCAGGAGATTGCGGACGTATACACGTATGCGTGTAAGGTGATGGAGACTGGCGATAATGCCTGATTTGTGTGAGGAAGTTGTTCGATTGCGTTTAGTACGCGACGCAGCCCGCGAATTTGTGGAGGCGTTTGGGCAGCCCGATACGCAAGCCGCTGCCAAGCTGGTGGCGCTGCGCAAGGCCATCCGCGCCAGTGAAAAAGAGGAAGGGCAAAACCATGACTGACAAGCGCCGCAAGAGTGCAGGACGTGGACTAGCCGCAGCTTTGGCCGCAGCGGCCAAGGGGGACACGACCGACCATGCCCCCGCCAGCAGCGCGCCGAACACTGTTTCCCTGCCCATCGTGGATCTGGGGCAGCTTGCGGCACAAGTCGCGGCGGCGGCACATCAATCAAGCACTGTGACAGGCTCCGGCGAGCGCGGTGGAGCAACGGCGCCCCTGCCCAGCAGGGGGCGCGAGGGCAAAAAGCTGATCGGCGGCCACTTCGCCCCCGAAATCTCTACCCAATTGCGCATCCTGGCCGCCGAGGAGAACACTACCGTGCAGGCGCTACTAGAGGAGGCGATCAGCGATCTTCTGGTGAAGAAAGGCGGGGGGCGGCGACGGTGATGGGATGGCTGACTGCACCTCAATCGCTGTTCATGCTAGAACCTGCCTAGCGATGCGTTATCTGGTGCATTCGGGTTGTGGCTGGCGCTCCTCAAGAATGCCCCGCCACCCATTCCTTGAGCGCTGCATCGATCCGAGCCTGCCACCCTGTACCGCCCTGTTTGAAATGGGCGATCACTTCGGGCGAGAGCCGGATTGTGGTGCTGACCTTAGTCGGCATTTTTTGAGGGCCGCGCCCGCCGCGCATCGTGGCGGCCAGTTCAGGGAATACCTCGGCAAAGGGGCGGGCGGCGGCAATATCCGCCGCCGTCAGTTCGGGATTGTCCGACACGGCGTCCATATCGGCTTGGGTATATGGCAGCTTTGTCATGCGATCAGGTTCCTTTCCTTGCGGCTTGCAGGGCGTGCCGAGATGATCGACAGGCCTTCGGTGCCAAGGCGGGCAAAGATCACTACCTTCACGCCATCCATTTCACCGATGGCAAACCAGCGCCCTGCCTTAGCCGGGCCGATCAGGGCAGAGGCAAAGAAAGCCTCGTCAATGTCCCTGAAATCAATCCCGTGCTTTTCGAGATTGAAAAGGCGCTTTGGTTCGTCCCATACGATTATCATGGGAAACCTGTAGTAACAATTTGTTTCCCCGTCAAGGAAATTTGTTATTACAATTTACCAGCCATCCACTCCATCACGCTGGCCATCACAAAGGCCTTATCGCTTTCGGAAAAGCCCAGCAGCGGGCGTTCGGGGTATTGGGTGCTGATCGAATTGCGGATGCGGGGATCGACGGGGGCTGTCAGGCCGTAGTGGTGGACGCGCGCGGTTTCGGCGACGTAGGGCTGGAAGGATAACACGGCCTGTTCCGGCGAGGCGCTGATCTGCATGTTGCGCATCATTTCGATGCGGCGGAACATCAGGCCCTTGCGGCCACCGCTGGGGCGCTGTTTGCGGGCCTTTTTGGAGGGGCGGCCCTTTTTTTCCTTACGTGCGGGCATGGCTCGGCCATCGGGTGTGACGTTTGCGGCCACGCGCATAGCGTTGGCCTGGCGCATGGCCATGCCGACGCGGCGGGCCAGCATCACCCGGCGCGCGGGCGAAAGGGCCAGCATTTGGGTTGCCAGCCACGTTTCCAGCTCGTCAAATGCGCCAAGGCCACCGATCGCGTCAGCCATGGCGTGGGCGGACCATGCCGCTACGGCCTGTGCCGGTGCTGGTATCGGATTTCAGGACGGTGCCGGGAATGGCGGGAAAGGCCGCGTCGAACAGATCGGCCATGTCTGGCTCGTCCTGATACTGGATTGCCTGGGTGCCGGTGCCGGTGCCATCATCGACCAGGGCAACGACTTCGCGCAGGCGCAGGCGGAAAACGAGGTCTACTTTTTCGCTATCCACGCGGGGCGCTTCAAAGAGGATGCCCGGCGCGGTGAGCAAATCGGGCTGGTTTCTTGCGGCCCAGGTGTTGATGGCCAGGGCGATCAAGGCCGGTTCCTCCACCGTATCCACGATGACGATTTCCAGCGTGTAGGCCCATTCAAAGCCGGTCGGCGCTCCTAGATTGCGGGCGTGGATCTGGCCCTCTGAAATCTCCATCCAGAACAGGTCTGGATTGGCGGCCAGTGAGGGCACGGCGGCCATCAGGGCATTGCGCAAGGTTTGGGGCTTTCGCACGGATCAATCCCACAGGTTGACGGTTTCCACCGCCAGAATTTGGGTAGACGTGGGCACGGGCAGCACCACATCAATGCCGCCGGGCAGGAAGGCGCCATAGGCCGCAAGGGCGCGGTTGAGCGTATAGGCCTGTTCCACCACCCCGCCCTCTGTGGTTCCCAGCTCTCGCCAGCACAGGGCGTCTAGTGTGTCCCCGTCCAGTGTGGTGGTGGTAAAGGTGGCCATCAGATCAGATCGACCGCCACAGCAGTGGTGCCCAGAATGTAGCGGATAGCATCGGATGCCATGCGGCTATAGTCCCGGCCCGTGGATTCGATGGCGTCCACGCGCGGCTGTTTGGTGCTGATTGTGGCCATGTCGCGATATTCGTCGGACACCTCGGCCATGGCCAGATAATACACGGCGCGCTGCCATTGGACCATCAGGCCGGTTTTGCCGTTGACCATCACGACCACATCGGCGATTTCGGAGGGCAGCGCGTCGGGCGGCGGGCGGCGGCGCAGGTGATGATGGCAAGGCAGGCGCGCCCAGCTATCGCCGAAAATGTCATCCATGGCATAGCCCAGCGGGCGCGGATCATCGGCGGCGCAGGCGGCGGCCAGTTCGGTGGCGGTGATCGCGGACAGGCTGGTGGCCCCTGCCCGCTCCATCTTTGCGCGCCACTGGCCAAGCTGGCGCGCGACGGTGAGATAGGCGCCCTCGATGGCGCCGGTCAGGCGCGGGCCGGTGACGTAATCAGGCAGGCGCAGCTTTGCGCGCGCATCGGCGCAATCGACATCGGGCCACCAGCCATCACCCGCGACAGTGCCTGCCAGTGTGGCCGGATTAGGGGCGCCGATAGCGATCAGGGGCGAGGTGGACATGGGCGCGGCCTTTGGATCGGGGAAAGGGTGGGGGGGTGGGGATCAGGGGCGAAGCAAGGCTTGCCTGCTTTCCCCTTCACCGCCCCCCCGGCGCGGTGGCGCAGCTCTTATTCGGTGGCGGCCGGAGCATCAGCCGCCGGGGCGGCGGCGGGGGCATCGGCGGTGGGGGCCGGATCGGCGGCGGGGGCGTCGGCGGTGGGCGCCGGATCGGTGGCAGTCAGGTTGCTGTCCGTGCTGGCGTTCTCGGTGGAGGTGTCGGCCTCGACCGTGCTGCCTTCCTCGGTGTCGGCGCCCTCGGTGTCGGCGCCCTCGGTGTCGGCAATGTCAGCCTTGCCGGTCAGGCGATCGACCAGACCTTCGCCGTCAGCTTCCAGATTGTCGACGGTGGCCTCGGCACCATGGACCAGGCGCTCGATGACGCTTTCAGCGTCGTGGACCAGGCCGGTGATCGCGTTGACAGCGGTTTCGATGATCTTCGTCATGTTGGGATACTCCATTGAGGTGGGGTTTGGGTGTATGCCTGTATACAGGTATGCGGGCATACAGGTGGGGGAAGGGTTCAGTCCGTGCCGGTCGGCGGCATGATCAGCACGGCGCGCCGGTCGGTGGCGTAAAAGGTTTCGCTGTGGCCAGCGGGGATCAGGGTGTGGTGCACCCAATCGGCGCCCTGGGCGGGCTGGCCATCCACAAGGCGCAGCGTGTGAACGTCCATGGGCTTTGCGGCGGCGGTGATTTTGATGTGGGCGGACATGGTGGCCTCTTTGGGGGTCAGGCGGCGATGGGCATGGCGGCGAAATCGGGCACGGGCAGGCCCTGTGCTTCGGCCAGGCGGCGGCAGGAGACGGCGAAATAGTCCGCGTTCATTTCCACACCGATGAAGCGGCGCCCGGTCTTGATCGCGGCCACTCCGGTGGAAGCGCTGCCCATGAAGGGATCGAGCACCACGTTGCCGCACAGGGCCATCATGTCGGCCAGAAGTGCGGTGGGCTTGCCCGCAATATGCTGCTTCTTTTCCGAGGTGGCCGACAGGCGGTAGACGCCGGGAATGCAGGCACCGGCCAGCGGGCGCGGGCCGTTCGTGCCCCACACCAGATACTCGGCCTGGTTGCGAAAGCGGCCCAGCGCCGGGCGCGTGGCCTGTGTCTTGTCCCACACAGCAATCCCGCGCCACACGAAGCCGCCTGCCTGCAAGGCATCGGTGGTTGTGGGCATTTGGCGCCAATCGGAGAACAGGCCGATCAGGCCGCCGGGGCGCATGATGCGCTGGCACGCGGAAAGCCACAGGGTGGACCAATAGGCATAGGCCCGCTGATCGCGGTTATCGCCGCTGAAATCGGGATACAGATCGACCCGCCCGGTCTGCTGATACTTGGCCTTGGTGGGGGCCATGCGGTCGCCGCGAAAGGCGCCGCCGCTGGAATAGGGCGGATCGGTGAGAACATCGTCCACCGGGGGCAGATAGGGCAGCGCAGCGAGGCAATCGCCATGGATCAGCACGGCGTCGCCGATGGTGATCACCGTGGCGCCGATGGCGGCAAGGCGGGCGAGGGTTTCGGGGGGAAGCATAGGGGCGCGGTCCATCAGGCGGGGGTTTGGGGGGCGTCGGCGGCCAGCGCGCGGGCGAGGCGTTCGAGTTGGCGCAGGTGGTCTTTCACGCCGCAGGAGCGGTCGAGCGACAGGGCGCGGGTGAAGGCATCGGTGGCCGCCGCGATCAGGGCGGACTTGCCGCCCGCGCGGGCGCTTTCGGCTTCCGGATCGAAGGCATCGAGCGTGGCGCGCAGGGCCAACCCCTTGGCCTTGTAGAGTTTCGCGCGGGCCTGATCAGGCATGTCTTCCAGATCGGTCAGGCCTTCCACCTGTTGCAGCACGGCCAGCGGAACAGCGGCATTCGGGCCAAGGGCGGCCTCGGCCACTTCTTCGGCGATCAGGCAGCCGGGGGTGCGATCATAGCGCGAGGGCAGCGCGAGGCCGTGGGCCAGCACATGGCCCGCCAAGCGCAGCGCCAGCGGCCAATCGGCAATGTCGATGGCCCAGATCATCATGGTGGTGACAATCTCGTCCTGGGCAGGCTTGGGCGCGGCCAGTGCGCCATCCAGCCAGGGCAGATAGGCGCCGATCATCTCGCGCTTGGCCGCGATTTTCCGCTCAAGGCTTTGGATATTGCGCAGGCGTTCCAGATCGCCGCCCAGCTCGGCCAGTTTCAGCCGGTATTCGGTGGCCACGGGGGCCGAAGGCGTGATGCCGGGGCGCGCGGGGGTATGCTGGGGCGAAGCATAGGGCTGGGCCGTGGCGGCGGCCTGGCTGGCGCTCATGCGTTCGTAATGATCGCGGAAAATATCGGTCACGGGATGGCCCTATGGATGGGACAGGATGCCGCCGCCCGGCAGGGAACGGGCGGCGGCGGGTGTGGGCCGGTGCGCAGGAGGGACCGCACCAGCCCAAGGGGATCACGCTTCCTTGGGGGTGATATTCTCGGCCATGCAGGCGTAGGTGTAATCTTCCACCACAAAGGCGAGGTTGGACGATTGCAGGTCGGACACGCCGTCCAGATCGGGACGGTCCCACAGCTTGCGGCGGTTCTTGCCGTTCTGGTAATAGATCGACAGGTTGGACGAGAGCGGCTTGTCGGCCTCGGCCAGCGTGGTGATCATCACCGTGTCGGACGGGAAATAGGGCACGCGCACGCCGGGCAGATCGCCGAACGTCATCTGCCCCATCAGCACCTGGCGCGCGATGGTGTCGAGCGAACCTTCGCTCTTGGCGATGATCGCGCCATATTTCTGATAGATCAGATCATCGCCCACGATGGCCACCAGGCCCGGCGCCTTGCGCGCCCAGCTCGGCAGCGTGGACTGCTTCAGCTTGTAGACCAGTTCGTCGATATTGTTGAAATCGCCCGCCGCGCCGTAAGTGACCTTCCCCGGCTCGGCCTTGCCGGTGGAGATAACGCGCGTGGGGTTTTCCTCGCGCATGGCTTGCAGCCAACCGCGATTTACGTCCTGCCCCAGCGGGTTATTCACCGGATCGGAGGTTTCATTCCATTCAATACCGTTGAATCCGATCTTGATGTGATCCTGCGCAATGGCGGTAACGATCAGATCGCGGCAGAACTGTTCGAATTCGGGGAATTTCGCCCAGGTGTCGAGCGTGTCATAGCCCAGCCAGGTGTCGAAATTGGTCTTGCGCAGCGTATAGCCAAAGCCGTCCATGCTGGTGGGATCGGTGCCGGTGCGCGGATTGGCGGGGTTGGCCTTCTGAGTGCGGGCGATCAACTGGCTGATCGACAGGCCCAGCTTTTGCCCGACCATTTCGTCGCGTGGCAGGATGTTGACGCTCTGCAAGAATTCGATGCTTTCCTGCATCCGCTTGACCAGCGTCTGCTGCACCGACGGGGTGACGCTGAAATGCCCGGCGTTGGGCACGCCCACGCGATCCGCCGCCACGTTGTTGAGGCGCGCGACATTGGCCGCGAAAGTGTTGAATTTTTGACGGGTGATTTCGTCCATGAGGGCAGCTTTCTGTGGGGTAGAATGGGCGCGGGCAGGTTTTTGGGGTTGAGGGCGGCGATCAGCAGTCGGTGGTGAAGGCGGCGGCCTGCTGCTGCCCGTTATGCGGCGCGCGGGTGAAGCCGTTGGGCGCGGCGGTATTGTCGAGCTTGAACTCGTCGGTGGCCAGCGTCATGACCTGCTGGCGTTCAGCACCGTCGCGGCGATAATCCTTGTACCGGAACGTCACGCCAGCCTTGTCGAAGCCGATGAGCCGCCGGTTCGAGATGGCGACGCGATGGGTGTAGCGCGAGAGATAGGTCAGCACTGCCTGCGGTCCGGCAAAGGGGGGCTTGGCATAGACCACCCAGCGCTTCTTCCTGATCGGCGATAGATGCCGCAGGAAGGCCTTGCGCGCGGCCAGACCCGCCAAGGCGCCGAAGAAGCCGAGCCTTCCCGCATCGAACAGGGCCAGCAAGCGGGTTAGGAACAGCCGGCAGAACAAGGCGCCTAGCACGCGCACCGGCAGCAGGAAGGCCGGGCGCGACGAGATCCAGCGCGTCCCGTCCAGCGCGATACCTCCGCCGGGCACGATCATGTGTACATGCGGGTGGTGGGTCAGTGCCGATCCCCACGTGTGCAGCACGGCGGTGATGCCGACCCGCACACCGAGGTGCTTGGGATCGGCGGCGATGGTCAGCATCGTGTCCGCAGCCGCGCGGAAGAGGAGGTCATAGACCACCGCCTTGTTTTACCAGGCAATGTCGGCGATCTCGGCAGGCACGGTGAACACCACATGGAAGTAGCCGACCGGCAACAGATCGGCCTCGCGCGCGGCCAGCCAGGTGCGCGCGGCGGCGCCCTGACATTTGGGGCAATGCCGGTTGCGGCACGAGTTGTAGGCGATCCGCCAATGCCCGCAGTCGTCGCAGGCCTCGACGTGACCGCCCAGCGCGGCGGTGCGGCAGTTCTCGATGGCCGTCATGACCTTGAGCTGGCCTTGTCTGACCGCTTGATGATCTCGAGCGTCCAATGTCCCGCACCGGCGATGGCGTCG